CCAGCCGTAGGGTTTCCGGTCACAAGACTTGTAGCAACACCAGCTGCTATTTGCGGTACGTTCTCCGCAAGCGTTTCGCCCATAAAAGCCATAAAGCCAATTGGATCATCGGTAACGGTCGATAGCCAACCTTTAAATGTATCAGGCGCTTCGGCTAGTAATTCTCCATATGCAGCTGCCGTTGGAGATTGCGCGAAACCTTCAGCTAGTTCAAAAAGTTCCCCCGCCCTTTTTGTATTAGCGGTAAGCCTTTGGATATATGGCGCTGGGTTTTGCATAGCGTCTTGGCGTGTTTGTAAACGCTTATCAACCACTTGCTGATAATTAACATTTGCTTGCGGAGAAACCCCATACTGGTTCATCATTTGGTTTACTTGCATAGGATCGCTTACTGTTGCAGCCCTAGAAGTGAAAGCTTGTGATGGTACACCAGATCTTAATATCTCATTATATCTAATTGCATCTTCTGTTTTTTGTGCATCGGCAAGCGCCCTAGCATCAGCAGTTGCCAGCATAGTAGGCAAAGCTGCATACGTTGTAACAGCACCTCTTTTTACTGCTCTACCAAAACCAGTGCCATCTGGATTGGTTGGGTCAACCAGCGGAGCGTTAGACGTAACGGGAGGATTCTGACTAACCACACTCTCAGGAGGTGAAAGCGTTTCCGCTGATTGATCGATAAGAAATGGATTTGCAAGTGGATCGTTTTCAGCTGATTTTGAAGTTACAAAAGGATTAGAAAGCGGATCTTCTTCTTCGTTTTCTAGCTGTAGAAACGGGTTTGCAAATGGATCGTCCATTATTGCGCTCGTACAAAATTAATAATTCTATTTGCTTGGTTTAAACTAAAACCATAAGTTTCTGTTATTATGTTCGGATCTAGATTGGCGTTAGGCTGCACTAAAAAGTTAATTATGTATGCTGGCACATCAAAATTTGAACCTTCTCTTATTGTTACTGCCGTTTCTCCGTTATAAGTCTCCGACAGCTGACGCCTCATTAATCGTAAAACATCTTCTACATCTCGATTTTCCGCAGCAGTAGTAAAATTAGATTGTATTTTTCTCATAACTGCGCTCGGCACATCTTCAAACAAACCACTTTCAACTGCACTGTTTATTTCTTGATCTATTAAACCGATGCGGCCTTCAGTATTTTTTGGATCAAGCGTATTGAATTTATGCCCGACAGGTATAATTAGCTTACCACCTCTCGATACTGGGTTAAGCTTACTAATATTTTCTGGTGCTATTTTAACAATTGTAGGAGTACCATTTGGATTTTCGATCTCTACCTCGATCATGCTTTCAGTAGTGCCAAAACTCATGGTATACTTGCCGTCTGTATTAGGTTTTATATTTAACTTTTTAGCAAGTTCGGGAGAAACAATCATTTCGTCATTTATAGTGATATACTGTTTATAAATGTTTTCGTTTTTCAAACGTTCTTGGTTTTTCTTGAGTTCGTCACGTTTAAAAGTATCTTCTATTTTAGCAATTGTTTCAGCACTGGCTGTAGTAATGTCTGCAACGGCTTTTTCCCATTCTGTTCGAGCCTCTTGTTCGATTTCTGAAATTTTTATTTTGGTATCAGAATCAATTTTAGCGTCACGATCCCCCTGTCCACCTACGCCAAATTGTTGCGTAGTTGAGAACTTATCAGCTTCTAAATCATCCGCTGATATTAGTGCGCCTAAATCAAGATTACCTTGAAGTTCCCTATCTGCAAAATCTGGGTCATTAAACTTATTACCACCGTGTAACAACAATGCACCTCGACCAGCTTCGCTGGAATTGCCACTAAGTATATATTTTTCAGCAGCCCGTTGCGCCTTTCCGCCTCCAACAGTGTTCAAAGCACTTGCTCTTTGGTCAGGGTTTCCGCCTTGCAGAATTGCTCTAACCATTGCGCCCGTTACCGCTGGGTCAATATTTATTGGCTGCCCATATGGAGTTGTTTTCGGTAAACCTAGTGGATCAATAAAAGCTTGTGCAATAGTTGAATCACTTGCAAGAAGGTTAAGGGCATCACTCATAGCCAAAAGATCAGCAGTTTCTTGATCGTACTTGCCAGACAGTGAGTTATCTTTAGCAGCAGACGCTTCCAGCTGCGCCTGTTCGAATGGCAGCAAGGTATTAACGCGGTTAGTTCGAGCAACCTGATAATCCGTTTCCGGATCACCAATTAAAGCTTTAGTAAGATTACTAAACCCTTGCGCTAAAAATGGATCCATTTGATACGGGTTCTGTGCCATTGCTTTGCCTCTTATTAATCGTCTTCGTATAATCCGTAACCAACACCAACTCGGCCAGCGCCTTGTAAAATTTGTGCCATTGGTGAACGTGCCATTGATTGGGCTGATCTCATGCCAGTGTCTAAGACGTTTGTGTTACCGCGCATAAAGTTACCAGTTAGCTGTCCAGTAGCCGCTGAGTCTGCAATCTTAGGTGCTATTGTCTGATTTAAATACCGACTTGAGGCATCAAGCTGGGCTAAATTTTGTGCGTCTTGCATTGCTCTCATATTAGTAGCAGCTTGAGCGACTGCGGCTTGATCCATAAAAACTTTTGGCGCTGATCGATCACTGTGCGCGTCGTTGTGTAAGTGCAGCTTGCAGTATTTTTGAAAGTTCATTGCCAGCAGCTTCTATGCCTTGCTTTCCAACATTTGATGCTATGGCGTTTGTCGAATTTTGTATTGCGGCTGCTTGCTGATCTTCAAGCATCCTGTTTCTGTCTCGAGTTTGCTGCATCCGTAAAGCTTGTAAATCATTTGCTTTGTTTGCGGCTCGGTTTTGCAACGCAACGCCAGCTCCTTGAGCTATAATACTTCCGACTGTCATTGGATCACACATTACGTTACCACCCTTACGCTGCCGCCAGTTACGGGATCGAATAATCCGGCGATGGTTGATGGGGCGGTATTTGCCCCTGTTTGATTAACAGATCCAGTCACGCGCATTGGTGCGCCCGTTGCTACGGCTGTAGGATCGACGTTATAGCTTGGGTCGTATGCTCTTTTGACAAAATCAGTAAAGAAATCTACGACTTCTGTTTCGGTAGGCTCTTTATATGGCTGCGATCTACCAACAACATCGAAAGCGTTTATAGCAGCTGTTTGAGCGTTAATTGTAGGTATGTCCTCACTATCGACGGCTAGACCTTGTAGCTCACCAGACAAATCAGTATGGCCGCCAGTAACGTAATTTTTATTAGCGTCCATGTACTGATCGACAATGCTATCAATACGACCTTCTTCGCCACTTTCTGCACCAGCAAGTATGCCAAGCTTATCGTCAACGCCCTCTTGGGTAAGCATACCAGCTGCTTTAAAAGTATCATAAATGCCTCTAGTTGCATCGTCATAAGCAGTAGAAAAAGCATCAGACAATCCACCTTCTCGATAATCTGTGCCAAGCTGGTTGTAATAATCGTCTGTGGAAAATGCGAATTGTTCGTTAAGCAACCCTAGCTGTCTTTGTAATGCTGCATCGCGGAGGGCTAAAGCATCGAGCAACGCTTGATTTACTGGCGGAACAACGGGTGTGCCGCCGCCAGGTGAGGTTGTAGTTGTAGTAGTGTTAGTATTTGTATTGCTGTCACCCGAAAGTGTAGAATTTCCGCTGTTAGTAAACTGACCGTTTCCAGCATAATATTGAAATCCACCAACAGGCGCAGCTATTGGAAAACCAGCATTGGTTTGGTAACTTACGTTGCCACTAGCGTAAGGATTGTTTGGATCATCATTAGAAATAATATTTACAAACCCTAGATCGTCGCTACCACCAGAATTTACAAATCTATTTAACCCTTGAGTATTAGCCATGTTTACGGGATTATTAGTCGGCTGGTACAAAGAACCATCAGCGTTAGTTGCCATAACAGGGGCTACATTATCGCCAAGCAAACTACCAGCTAAAGTTCTCGAACCATCAGCATTGTTAATTACTATTGCTGGGTTGCCAGGATTATCAGGAGGTGCTGGTACTGGTGTACCGCTAAGATTTGTAATACCTACTTCTTGCATACCAGCGTACGGGTTAGGGTTACTGCTGGTGTTACTGGGGGTACTGTTGTTAGAAGGACTGTT